ATCGTAGGAAGAAAATGTATAGTGGATACAAAGATGGTAGAACTGGCCTAACCAAAGTGAACCGATTAGCAGGTTACGAAGATTTGGAAGACCAACAACAATCTATGAGGAATCAGTTCAACGCTCTGATTAAGTACTTAGGTTTACTACCTGTTGATTTGTGTTATATTGATTATGTGGAGGCAGATGATGTAATGGCGTATGCTGCAAGACACATATTCAAAAAAGAAGTGTTGATAGTGTCATCCGATAAAGATTTCTTACAATTGGTAGATGATAGAATTTCAGTATATCTACCCACCAAAAAGAAGTTGATGGGTAAGGATGATGTAAAAGAGTTGTATGGTGTTCCATCTCACAATTTGGTATTCTATCGTGCATTCGATGGTGACAAATCCGATAACATAAGTGGTCTTAAAGGTGTCGGGCCAAAGACCATTGTGAACAAATTGGGATTTCTACAAAATGAGAGGTTGGAATTGGATACATTATTTGAGAGAGTATCAGAAATGGATGATGAAAAGCTGAAGAACAAAATCTTAGAGAATAAAGATGTTGTGGAGTTAAACTACAATCTGATGCAATTATCCGATCCTGATATTAGTTCCTCTATCAAATCAAATGTACGAAACATCATCGATTCCCCTATAAACGGACTAAACTCATTTCAGTTCAAAAAGGAGTTTATGATTGATAAGTTGTATACTGCATTTAAGAATGTAGAAACATGGTTGGTGAACACTTGGAGTGATTTGGATAAACACTCAAAACAAACTATAAAATAAGTTTGTTAGATTAATCCTTTTTTCGTATATTAGTAGTTATGGATAAGTTCGGAAATAAGTTTGGAACAAGCTTTCAGATTAAGATTATATCATCTTTACTATCTGACAGAGTATTTCTTCAGATGGTATACGATATCATCAAACCTGAATACTTTGACTCAGAAGCAAATGAGTGGATTGTAAAGAACATTATGTCTCATTTTGATTCTTACAGTGAATTACCCACATTGGATGTATTCAAAGTTGAGGTAAATAAGGTTGAAAGGGATGTTCTTAAACAATCAGTTGTAGACAATCTAAAGCAGGTTTGGAATGGATTAGAGTCTGATGATTTAGACTATGTAAAAGAGAAGACATTAGAGTTCTGTAAGAACCAAGAAGTTAAGAGTGCAATCTTAGATTCAGTTACCTTATTGGAAGAGGGTAAGTTCGATGTCATCAAATCAAAGATTGATGATGCGATGAAAGCAGGACAAGATACTAATGTTGGACACGAATACAAAGTCCATATCCAAGAACGATATGATGCTACTGTTAGGGATGTTATTCCTACGGGATGGGATATAATCGATGAGTTAGCAGATGGTGGTTTTGGTAAGGGTGAGTTAATAATGTTCGCAGCACCTCCTGGCATTGGTAAGTCTTGGGCATTGATTAATGTTGGAATGGCTGCTGCTAAACGGGGTAAGACTGTAGTTCACTACACATTAGAACTCAATGAGGGTTATGTGGGTCAGAGATACGATGCGGTACTAACAGGTACTGCAGTTCCTAATCTAAAATACAATATTGATGATGTAAGGGAGCAGGTATCCAATCTTAGTGGTGAACTCATTATCAAATACTGGCCAACCAAAACTGCCTCTACTACGGCATTGAGGGCATCGTTAGACAAACTCAAACTTCAAGGTAAGAATCCTGACATTATCATCGTAGACTATGCAGATTTGTTGAAGGGTAATAGTCGTAAAGAACGACATGAGGAGTTGGAAGAGATTGTAGAGTCGTTGAGGGGTATTGCAGGTGAATATGAGTGTCCACTATTTACAGCATCCCAAATCAATCGTAGTGGTGCTGATGATGATATTATCACAGGTACGAAGATTGCGGGTTCATTCTCAAAACTGATGACTGCTGATTTTGTGGTGTCACTCAGTAGAAAGATTGAAGATAAGTTGGCAGGAACTGGTCGATGGCATGTAATCAAAAACAGATTTGGGCCTGATGGGATGACCTTACCATCTAAAGCTAATATGAGTAATGGTAGAATTCAGATATTTTCTGATGATTCCATTGATGGTAAAAAGACCCAAAGTGATATGAACAATGGGGAGACTTTAGTAAGAAAAAATTTGTTACAAAAATATAATGAAATGAAGGGTGATATTGATGTTTAGTCAGTATTTATAATCACTCAATTAAAGTTTAATGTATAAATTCAAGGAAATATAATGGAAAAGTGTTTATTTAAGTATAGAATACCCTTTAAACCTTTCGAATATGCACAATACTACACAGAAGGTTGGTTGAAACAAGCACAAGCCTTTTGGTTACATACGGAGATTCCGATGCAAGGTGATGTAAAGGATTGGAATGAACACCTAAATACATCAGAGAAAAATTTGGTTGGTAACATCCTATTGGGATTTGCTCAAACTGAATGTGCAGTATCTGATTATTGGACACAATATGTAACTGCTTGGTTTCCAAAGCACGAAATCAAACAGATGGCTATGATGTTCGGTTCGCAAGAAACAATCCATGCAACAGCATACTCTTACTTAAATGAAACATTAGGATTAGACGACTTTGAGGCATTTCTACACGAACCTGCGATTGCAGAAAAGTTTGAATATCTAACCGCTACTACGGCAGATTGGACACATGAGGATTTGTTGGTAAATCCAAAAGCGAGAAAAGAGGTAGCAAGGTCGTTAGCAATATTCAGCGCATTCGCAGAAGGTGTATCTCTATATAGTTCGTTTGCAGTGCTGTATTCCTTTCAGATGAGAAATCTTTTGAAGGGAATCGGCCAGCAAATGAAATGGTCAGTTAGAGATGAATCACTACATTCAAAGATGGGATGTCAATTGTTCAGAGATATGTGTTCTGAGTACCCTGATCTATTAGAATCTGTTAAGGACGATGTTGTTCAAGCCGCTAAGTATATGGTTGAGATGGAACATAAGTTCATTGATAAGATGTTTGAGATGGGTGATTTGGAGAATCTGAAATCAAAGGATTTAAAGAACTTTATATCGAAGAGAGGAAATGAAAAGCTGGGTGAGTTGGGATATAATGCAATCCCAGGTGGAGATTTTCACTTCGAATACAACGAAAAATCAGCTGAAGAATTAGAATGGTTCTACCATTTGACAGGGGGTACAACTCATACCGATTTCTTTGCAGTAAGACCTACGGACTACTCCAAAGCAAATGAGGGTGAAGATTTTAACGATATTTGGTAATTAGTTATGAAGAATTATGGAGAAGAATTTGGGTGGGAGGTTGATGTAGACTTTCCATCTTGGGCAAACACAGAAATATATGCAAAAACAATATCTAAGGGTTACCTTTTAGAAGGTGAAACTCCAAAGGATGCATATTGGAGAGTAGCGACATCAGTTGCTAGAAGATTGGGTAAACCACAAATGGCATCGAAGTTCTTTGATTACATTTGGAGAGGTTGGTTGAACTTAGCAACACCCGTACTATCAAATACTGGAACAGACAGAGGACTACCTATCAGTTGTTTTGGTATCGATGTTGGTGATTCTATCCAAGAGATTGGACAGAAGAATTTGGAGATGATGTTACTCGCTAAACATGGTGGTGGGGTTGGTATTGGTATCAACCAAATCAGACCCGCAGGAAGTGTAATCACAGGAAATGGTACATCAGATGGTGTAGTTCCATTTGCTAAGATTTACGACTCAACGATATTGGCTACCAATCAAGGTGCGGTTCGTAGAGGTGCTGCATCTGTGAACCTCAACATTGAACACAATGACTTTGATGAATGGATTGAAATCAGAGAACCAAAGGGTGATGTAAATCGTCAATGTTTGAACCTACATCAATGTGTGGTCGTTGGTGATAAATTTATGAGGAAGTTAGAAGATGGTGATAGTGAAGCGAGACGAAGATGGGGTAAGGTACTTCAGAAACGAAAAGCAACGGGTGAACCATATATTATGTATAAGGGTAATGTAAACAAACAAAACCCTGAGGCATACAAACAAAACTCACTCAAAGTCTTTATGACAAACATCTGTAGTGAGATTACATTACATACTGATGAATCACATTCGTTCGTTTGTTGTCTATCATCTCTCAATCTATCTAAGTACAACGAATGGAAAGACACCGATTTGGTTTATACATCAACTTGGTTCTTAGATGGTGTATTAGAGGAGTTCATTCAGAAAGCAAAGAATATGAGAGGGTTCGAAAACTCAGTTCGTTCAGCTGAAAAGGGTAGAGCATTAGGATTGGGAGTATTGGGATGGCATACATACTTACAACAGAATGGAATTCCATTCGATTCACTTACCGCTCAATTTGAGACGAGA